TACAGGTCAATCAAGAAGCTATACGTAGCAACTGATGATCCTACTGAGTATAAGTTTGCTACTCAAAACCTTGGTGGTTGGAATCATTGGAAGCGTTTGTTAAATAAGACATCGCTTCTTCACCCTTACATTGAAGAATGGCGGGAAGAGTTGGAAGTTAAGATGAGATCTAAGGGTATAACCCGTATGCTCAGCAATGCTTCCGAGTCACCAACAGCAGCAAAGTGGTTAGCAGAAAAGGGCTGGGTAGAAAAACGCACAGCCGGTCGTCCATCGAAAGCAGAAGTTAAGGGCGAGAAGAAACAACAAGCCGCTGTTAAATCTGTTATTCAATCGGACTTAGAAAGGTTAAGAGATGTCAGACATTGATGAAATTAAAGCATTAGCAGAATCAGATCTCTATACATTCGCTGTATTAGTTAACCCTAAGTATCTTTATGGTGACGTACATAAGAAAGTATTCAAGTGGTTGATGCAGGTAGATCACCCTAACCAACTCCTCTTGTTACCAAGGGGACACTTGAAGAGTCATTGCTTAGCTGTATGGGTTGCTTGGTGGGTAACTAAGAATCCTGATACAACTATCCTCTACATCTCAGCTACGGCTGATTTAGCAGAGCAGCAGTTATATGCTATTAAGAACATGTTAAGCAGTGCTATCTATTCTAGGTACTGGCCTGAGATGATTAACCCTGATGAAGGGAAGCGAGCTAAGTGGGCAACGACAGCTATATCAGTTGATCACCCACTACGAGCTGAAGAAGGTATACGCGATTTTACGGTGCGTACCGCCGGACTTACAACGAATACAACAGGATGGCACGCAGAGATCATTGTACCAGATGATGTCGTGGTTCCTGAGAATGCTTACACCTCAGAAGGTCGTAAGAAGTGTGCTAATGCTATGAGTCAGATGGCTTCTATCCTTAACACTGGTGGTATGATTAAAGGATGTGGTACTCGTTATCACATGGCTGATCAATACTCTATATGGATGAAGCAGTTTGTTCCTACCTATGATGAGAATGATGAAGTAAATGGTGAGGAATTAATCTGGAGTATCCTTGAAGAAGTGGTAGAGACAGAGGGAGCGTTCCTCTGGCCACGTTCATCAAGAGATGATGGTAAGACATTCGGGTTTGATAAGCGAGAGCTAGATCGAATCAGTGCTATGTACTCAGATAGAACTCAGTTCTATGCTCAGTATTATAACAACCCTAATGATCCTTCTTCTAATAGATTAGATAGTTCACAGTTTCAATACTATGATAAGAAACATTTAAGACAAGAGAGTGGTCGTTGGTGGTATAAAGAGAAAGTATTAAACGTATATGCAGCAATTGACTTTGCATTTAGTTTAAAAACCACGGCGGATTATACAGCGGTAGTTGTTATAGGCATAGCTGCTGATGGTCACATCTATGTATTAGATATTGACAGATTCAAAACAAATAAGATCTCAGTATACTTTGATAAGGTCTTCCATATGCACAACCATTGGGAGTTCAGGAAACTAAGAGCTGAGGTAACAGCAGCACAGTCTATTATCGTAGCTGATTTAAAAGATCGTATACGAGAGAATGGCGATAGTTTATCTATTGAAGAGTATAGACCTAACCGTAACCAAGGTAATAAGCAAGAGCGTATGGCTGCTGCTTTAGAACCACGTTACGAGAATCTATCTGTGTGGCATTACAAAGGTGGGTACATACCAGCACTTGAAGAAGAGCTTGTATTGTCTCGACCACAACACGATGATATTAAAGACTGTCTTGCATCTGTAGTTGAGATAGCAGTCAAACCTAAACAACGCAGAGGTTCCAAGATGAAGTCTAATAACATCGCGGTCTTTGATAAGAAGTTCGGAGGCATTAGTTTCAAATGATTGAAGACAATGTAATAGCAATACAAAACATGCTGGCAGCAGATGATCTGGCAGCTAACATAACTGAGAAGTGGGACAACTGGAACAACCAAAGAAGTGGTTGGTTATCTGAGAAGGAAGAGATTCGTAACTACGTATTCGCTACAGATACAGGTAGCACTTCAGCAGGTTCATTGCCTTGGAAGAATAGAACAACACTTCCTAAGCTATGTCAGATACGTGACAACTTACATGCCAACTACAACAGCGCACTCTTCCCTAATGATGAGTGGATGAAGTGGGAAGGCTATACACTAGATGATGAAGAGCTAAGTAAGAAGAATGCTATCCAAGCGTACATGAGTAACAAGGTACGAGAGGGTGATTTCAGAACTACTTGTAGTAGCTTAATCTTAGATTACATTGACTATGGTGTAGCTATTGCAGATGTTATCTGGGTAAACGAAAGTAAGCTTGATCCTGAATCTCAGGAAACAATCCCCGGATATATCGGACCTAGGATGGTTCGTATTGATCCGAATGAAATTGTATTCGATCCTACTGCTGTAGACTTTCAGAAGTCTCCAAAGATTACACGATCTATTAAAACTCTTGGTGAGCTAGAACTTAATGCAGCTAACTCTCCTGATCAATACTACAAGGATGCAGTAGCAGAAGCTAAAGAGTTAAGACGTAACCTTGGTGGTTACAATGTAGATGATTTTAGAAAGGCTTCAGCCTACTCTGTTGATGGCTTCGGTGATCTATATGAATACTACGGAAGTGGTTATGTAGAGATCTTAGAGCTTGAAGGAACAGTATATGATATGGAAACTGGCATGTTGCTAGAAGACTACATCATTACTATTATGGATAGACGAACTGTGTTACGTAAAGAGCCTATCCCTGCGTGGAAACGTGGTGGCTATAAGGTGATGACAGGCTGGCGTAAGCGTCAAGGTAATCTATATGCAATGGGTCCACTAGATAACTTAGTAGGCTTACAGTATAGAGTAGATCATCTTGAGAACTTAAAGGCTGACATCGGTGACATGATCTTAGCACCCCCTCTAAAGATTGTAGGTGATGTAGAAGAGTTTGAATGGAAACCTTTTGGTGAGATCTATATAGGAGAAGGTGGTGATGTTGTTCCACTAGCTCCAGCAGCTCAAGCCTTCCAAGCTAACTTCGAGATTGATCGTATACTCTCGTTGATGGAAGAGATGGCAGGTGCACCTAAGCAAGCAATGGGTATACGCTCACCGGGTGAGAAGACTGCCTTTGAAGTTCAATCTTTAGAGAATGCAGCAGGTCGTATCTTCCAAGAGAAGACAACACAGTTTGAGATAGAGCTGGTTGAGAAGGTATTAAACAATATGTTAGAAGTGGCCAAGCGTCACATGCAAGGATCTGATGTAGTTCGTGTAATGGATGATGACTTAGGTGTTGCTGACTTCATGAAGATCACGAAGGAAGACATAACAGCTAAAGGTAAGTTACGTCCTGTAGGTGCAAGACACTTTGCTTCAAGAGCACAGTTGTTGCAGAACTTAACAGGCATAACTAACAGCGCCATGTGGGGTAGTATCTCTCCTCATATGTCTGGTAAAGCTTTAGCTAGATTAGTTGAAGATACATTACAGTTACAAAGGTTTGATTTATTCACAGACAATGCCGCTGTATTTGAAGGAGCTGAGACTCAACGATTAGTCAACCAAGCTCAAGAAGATCTAGCAGTTGAAGCTGACGCACCAATTGAGGATGGACCATCAGGACCACCTGTTGGCACATCACCTGAGGAATAACAATGCAAACAAGGTGGATGAAATACGCCAAAGAATCTGATAAAGCATCGGTGAAGCAGCAAGTAAAAAATGCTAAGCCGGTGTTGGATCGATTAGCCAAATTACTTAGCGAAGACTTAGAGAAGAGCATGAAGGATATGTCTTCTCGTGAGAACTTCGAGAGTCCTGCATGGGACAGTAAGATGGCGCACTATCTAGGAGAGCAGACCGCTCTTCGTTCTATACTAAAACTAATTGACATAGAGGAAAAGTAAAATGACAGATCAAGTTAGTAACCCTAACGGTGTCGCCCCCGTATCACCAGTACAAGCAGACCCGCTTGCACCAGCTCCTGCACCAGCTGACCCAAGTGCAATAGCAGTTGATCCTAATAGTTTGTTTGCCAACCAGCTTTCAAGTATTACAACTGATGACGGTAGACAGAAGTATACTGATGTGAACACTGCATTGTCTTCTATTCCACATGCTCAAAACCACATTAACGAACTGGGTTCGAAGGTTAAAGAGTTAGAGGAAGAGTTGGCTAAACGTGCAGGCGCAGAAGAATTACTTGCAAGTCTCCAACAGGCACAACCTGCTGGCGCAGCAATACCCGCTGAAGCCCACATGGATGAGTCTGCGATTCAAAATGTAGTAAACAATATGTTGCATAGTAATGCGCAACAACAAACAGCAGACGCAAATGCTAACACTGTACGTCAAGCTATTAGTGCAAAGTTCGGAGACGCTGCCTCGGTAGAGTTTGCAAACAAAGCTAAGGAGCTAGGTATGGATGTAGGCGCACTTACGTCGATGGCTAAGTCAACACCACAAGTCGTACTCTCATTGTTCAACACAGCACCTGTCAGAGATCCTCAGCCTACTTCGGTAAGCTCAGTGCATATCCCTGCCGCTCCTGCTGGCGTTGTAGAAGTAGATTACATGGCTAAGTTCCGTGGTACTGATACAGGCTTATCGGGCAAGTGGGCTAAAGCAAAAGCCGATGTGGCAAACAATCAATCATAAACTAGGAAATAAAAGCAATGGCTATTACAAGCTCAAGCAATACCTCGTTCATCGAAGCGAGTCAGTACTCAACCTTCATCTTGCAAAACTTGCATGATGGATTACTTCCTTCAACATTCTTCCGTAATGTGACGGACTTCCCAGCTGGCACCACTCTTAATATTAAGACTGTTGGTACTGCGGTAATCCAAGAAATTACTGAAGACGAAGACATCACTTACAACCCAATTGAATCTGGTAATGTCCAGCTTCAGATCAGTGATTACATCGGTGATGCGTTCTACGTAA